AGACAATATTGGATTGGTTGGTATTGATGGTCTTGCGGATTTAGTTGACGACTTCAATGATTTAAAAGAAAGTCAGAGTGCTATTCAAAAGATTATGAAGTGGACAGATGACAAGCAATTTCACTTGACAACAATTCTTCACTCCAACTATGGTAGTGCTAAAGCTGTTGGTCACATTGGTAGTTCTGTATTAAAGAAAGCTGAGACAGTTTGTTCTGTTGTAAATAACGACACGCATATTACCGCTCACTTTACACATACACGTGGATTCCCGATAGCTGACTTTGATTATTCAGTTAATGACGATGGATTACCATACATTATCGGAGAATACAATGACGATGTATCTCCTATTTATAAACCTAAAACAGAAATATTTATCGATCCAAAAGATGCGTTCGATGATATACCATTTTAATTATGAAAACAATAAAAGAACAATACAGGAAAATAGTTTCTGGATGGAATGATGAACGCACAGAGAATGTTTCTAATAAATGTGTAGAGATAGCGGAAGATTTTGCGGTTGAGTTTGTGGAATGGTTTTATCATCACGGAATTAAGTATTGCAACCCAGACCCAGATGAATATTTCAATATGAATGATATTTTACAACTATTTAAAAAAGAAATGAATCATGACAATAGATAATATATACAAAGTATCTTTTCAGAATAGCTATGATAGATATTACGGATTTCTTAGGAATGAAAAGAAATTTAATATTGGTGAATCTGTTTTTATAGCTTATGGAAGTGATAATATATTCAGAGGTATAATAAAAGGTGTAGAGCTTAACGATAGGTTAAATCCAGAGATGATATACAAAATAGAGATACCAAAAGGATTGGCTCATGATTTTATTGAAGAGACTGATTTAACTACATTAAGAATGAATTGTGATCACATATTTAGTTCGTTAGAAGATGCTAAGGAATCTAGAATTAGACAAATAAATAAATTACATAAGCTAGAACTTGAAAGTGTAGATAGATTTTTTAATAAATTTAAACAAGAGTAATATGGCAAGAATAGACATTGATATAGAAGATTACTTAGACGAAGTTGGAACCTATAATTTAATATCTGAATTAGAGGATAGAAGATTAGATAAAGAGAACACGGATAGACTTAAAGCTATAATACAAAAAGACGGTGTGATTGGCAAGTTAAACGAATTAAGTTCATTATCATTATCAGATTTAATGAAGCTTGAAGAATTTTTAGAAACGTTAAAAAAATAATTATGAGTAAATTAAAAATAACATTTGAAGATTGGCATTCCACTTGCGGAGATGGTTGCTGCGATAATTACGGAACATATTTATATCTTAATGGAGAAAAATTAGAGCATCCTAATTCAGAAGTATATGATAATAGCTATATAGGAATGGACACTGAGAATTCATTGGAAGCTGTGCTAAAAAAATTAGGTTATGAAGTAGAATTTGAATATAAAAACGAAGATTAGTTATGATAAAGATATGGCACATAAGTGATACGCATGGGTTTCACAAACTACTAGATATTCCAGGCGGAATAGATATAGTTATACATTCAGGAGATTGTAGTAACTCAAGAGACCCATACATAAATGAAACAGAAGTTAGAAAGTTTATTGATTGGTATAAAGACATACCTATTAAGAACAAAGTTTACGTAGCTGGTAATCACGATACGAGTATAGAGAGAGGGTTGGTAGTAAAAGAAGATTTTTCAAGTGTAGGTATTACGTACTTGGAAAACGAATACGCCACGATACTTGGTCTTAAGATATTTGGTTCCCCACACACTCCTAACTTCGGTAACTGGGCATTTATGAAAGAGAGAGTTAAGCTAGAGAGGTTTTGGAGAAAAGCTATGAATGAAGATTGCGACATAGTTGTTACTCACGGACCACCTAAGGGAGCTCTTGATAAATCTTATAATAGAGATGGAAGAATGGAGCACTGTGGGGATAGGTCTTTATTTAATAGAATACTAGATATAAATCCAAAACTATCTTTATTTGGACACATACATAACTGTGAAGATATTATTAACGCAGGAGTTTTAAAGTTTTCAGTTGGAGAAACATTGTTTAGTAATGGATCTGTAGTTACAGATGGTAAGTTTGGTAAATTATCAAGCAATGGAAATGTATTATACTTAAATAAAGGATTATGGCAAAAGTTAAAAAGATATATTCACCAACTCTTAAGCAACTAGAATATGCTAGGTACTCTGTAAGCACTGGATTAGCTGTATGCATACATCCAATACCAGACAGACCAACTATGTACTGGGTAGAAAAGCATCGTCTTGAAGATTATAAAAAACCAGTGTTCTTGAGAAAGGATACAGACAAAAGAGATTTACCAGATAATAGACAAACATTCTCAGAGTTTGACGCTTGGGATAAGGTGTTTGAAATGTACAAAATAGTGTATGATAAAAATAATTAACAAATCATAGTGATTTTATAACTTTATTTTATAATTTTGAATCCATTAAATAATATATAACAATGGATAACAAAAAACTAGGTTACATTAACTTCACTATGAAGGAAATTAATGACGCATCAGATGATATATATGAATCTTACTTTGATAGTACAGAAGATTTTAAATCATCAATAACAAATTTAATAACAATTTTAAATTCAATAATTAATGACTTAGAAAATGAGTAAAAAAGAAAAAAAAGAGAGAGAGTTATTTTTAAAACTAAAGGACAGAGTAGAGTTCTTGTACAGCAATAACGAAATATCCATAACAGAAGCGGTTAAAAACGCATGTAATGATTTAGATATTGAGTTTAATGACACAAGAAGAAGGACAATGTCTAGGTTTTTAAGCAATAAAGGCATTACAAACAGTACGTCAGACAACATAGAAGAGACTGATGTATTCAAAGAAGCTAAGACAAAGGTTATTGACAAAAGTAAGAAGAAGTATATCTTCTCTTGGTGTCAATCAGAAACTGAAATTCATCAAGATTTCTTGACTAATATTGAGGAGTATGCTAAACACATAGATGCTTCGATACATATTATTGCGGGTAGGTATAAAAATCCAACGTCAATTCAATCTAATAAAAATACCCAAGCAAAAGAAAAGAATCTTAGTAACACATGGCATCCTAGAGTGATAAAATACTTAGACGCTAACAGACATAAAATACATGACAATCTTTGTCTACTATCAGATGTTAAAATACAACCTACTGCATCAACGCCATTATCTGGATTAAATGGTATGACTGGTATTGAAAGTTGTATAGTTGGTCATCCAAGGGTTCACCTAAAATCATTACCTATATTAGATGGTTATCCTCATAAGTTATTACTATCTACTGGTAGTGTTTCTGTTGAGAACTATACCGACACTAAGTCTGGTAAGAAAGGTGAGTTTCACCACACTCTAGGGTTTGTTATTGTGGAGATTGACGGAAGTTCATTTCACATAAGGCAAGTTCAATGCGATGAAGATGGATCGTTCTATGATTTAAAATACTTCGTATCAGGCGGTGAGGTAATGCTTCATAGCGGTGTCGAATCAATTATATTCGGAGACTTACACTTAGGAGAAACAAACAACAGCATACTTAAAAAGTCATTTGACTTAGCTAAGTATCTTAAATGTGAGACCGTAATCCTTCATGATGTATTCAATGGTCATTCAATATCTCATCACGAAAGACATCAGCCATTTCAACTATTAAAAAGAGAAGATGATAAAACTAATTCTCTTAATAAAGAATTACTTCAGATGTTAGATTTCTTTTTAAAGTATAAGGAATACAACTTTGTTATGGTTAGAAGTAATCACGATGAGTTCTTGGATAGATGGTTAAACGATGTTGATTGGAGAAAATCTTTCAATAAGAGAGAGTACTTATCTCTATCTCACATACTAATGAATGATACTACTGGTAAAGGTGTAATACCAGCTCTTATAGAGGAAACTAAATTAGAGAATGTATATTGCCTTGGTATTGATGAGAGTTACAGAATAAAAGATTGGGAATGTGGAATGCATGGTCATCTAGGTACTAACGGTAGTAGAGGTGGAGTTATTCAATTCAAAAACCTAAACACTAAAAATGTTACTGGTCATACACATACACCATGTAGAGAAGACGGTCATTGTTCTGTTGGTACTCTTACATATCTAAGAGTTGGATATAATAAAGGACCAAGTTCTTGGATGAACTCAAACTTCGTTATATATCCTAATGGTAAGGGACATCACGTACATATAATTAATAATAAATTTACAACACTTAAGTAATGATAGACGCTATTAAAAACTTACAGGAAGAATTAGCTATTATAGATGCTAAATTAAAATACCTATTAAAGATGGGTAGTAACGATGAGTCGTTAGTTGATGATAAGAGAGAGTTACAATTACAAATAGCAATTTTAAAAGGAGAGAAGTATGCACACATTAGAAAGTATAGCTAGTATTATAGAAGATAAGTTAGGTTTAGAATTAAAAAACCAGAATAGAGAGATGCACAATGTTAGAGCAAAATCTTTATTCTATTACTTCTGTAAGAAGTTAGTACCAAATGTAAGGTATCAGGATTTAGTTGACTATGTAGGAAAGAAAAACCACAGCGGTGCTGTTTATCTAGTCAAGAACTTTGAAGATTCATTAAAGTACAACTCAGATTTAAGAAGAGACTACAATATGGTAGCTCCTTACTTTGAAAGAAGTAGTGTATATAACTATGATCAGTTAGAGTTTATGGTGCTAAACTGGGCTGAAGATAAAGGTATTATGGATAAAGGCAATCCTACTGGTCAGGCTTTGAAAACTCTTGAAGAATGTAATGAACTTATCGATGCTATAGACAAAGAAGATCAGAATGAAATTATAGATGCTCTTGGAGATATATTGGTAACTATAATTATTCAGGCTAAGATGCAAGGGGTACAGTTAACAGACTGTTTAAACTCAGCATACAATGTAATCTCTAAAAGAACTGGTAAGATGGTTGATGGTCAATTTGTTAAAGACAAATAAAATGAAGTTACAAGAAAGTATAAAGGTAAAGTTAAGCGAGAAAGGATTTAGAAAGGAATACTACAATGTAAGTTTAGACGATGATTTCGTTGTTGACTTTACCTTATACGCTTGTATAGAAGATAAAAAAATAAACATTTCTGTTTATAAAATGCAGGTGTTTAATAAAGATGGTAGGTACATGGTTCTTACCGATAGAGAGTATGTAGATTTAATTAATGAGATAGTAAATAAAGTAAATTACGATGATTAGAAACAAGGACACACGGAAAAACGATAAGATAGAAAATCTTATTATCAATGCAGATTTGTCTATCAAACCTGTAACACAGCTAGAAAACATAACAGTGTTAAGAGCTGAGATTTTTAAATATGCTGACAACAAAAATTCTACAGACTTAGTAATAGGTATTGATACAGATCTTTATCTAGATATGATGATTGATATTCAAAAACAAGATAAGAAGTCTTTTCATTTTACTACTAGTGTACAGTACTCTTACAATGAAGTAATCGAAAAGTTTAAGAACAATGATAACTTGTATTTCAGTGATGGTATGTTGTGTTCAATCGATGAAGATTTTAATTTAGAAATAATTAGAGAGAAATATTATGAGTAATGTAAAGAATGGAATTGAGTTGTTAGTTACTCTTCAATTGGCTTTAGAGCTTATGGATGAGTACAAATTAAAAGGTAGAGCAAAGAATACCGCTAACATGTTTAAAGATGCGTTAGAGAGCGATATAATGCAAAACTACCATAGAGTTTATAAAGAAGATCCTGAGATGTTAACTAATTCTCTTAACTTTAAAAACCAAATGATTGAGGATATAGCATCTCTTAGTGAGGCTGACTCTATATTACTATCTGACTTCATACATAAGTTCATAGAAAATATTGAGGAAGTTAGAGAAAAAAAGATATTAATCTTTGATAAATTAATTTAACATAATATATTTGTAACGAAATAATTATCCGTTCAAAAATAAACAGCCACGCTCGCGAGTGGATCGTAAAACACAACATACTTCCCGTTAGATCAGTGCTCTCAGGTTGTTCTCATCGTATAGGAGATAGAGTTAGCTTTCTCGACGTCGTTTAAAAAAGCATAAGGACTTATAGCTCAGTTGGTTAGAGCAGGACACTCATAATGTCAAGGTCGTAGGTTCGAATCCTACTTGGTCCACGAATGATCGAGCGGCAGTTGGTGCTACAGCTGTAATGGCTGTTCCAAGTTCACTGTAATGGTGGATACAGGTTCGAATCCTGTCTCGGTCTCTAGGTTAAACATTGAATACCTTTGTAAATATAGATTGAGCCTAAGAAAAACGTGGCAGATTAAATCGCTATCGCAATTTACATAAAGATACTATCAGTAATGGTAGATGTGTTGTTCCCTTGAGAAAGGATAGTATGCATGCGGTTCCTATGGTTCTAAAATGCACGACACAAATGAGTTCTCAGCAAGTAGTTAGTAAGAGGCCCTTACATTTAGTATAACTACGTGACCCTACTCTTATTATGAACGAAGCTATGTAGGCAGGAACTATGAAACACGTCAGTGCATAGTAATAAGAAAGAGGGTGCTAAAGTGGTTAGGTTTTGTAATTCACCGTGTGTTGGCTTTAATAACACAAAAAGTACAGGAGATCGAGTGGCGGAAGGCTGGGGATGTCCCCGGCGTGGTAGACGCAAGTTTGTAGGTTTTATGTTGCGAGTTGAAAACAACCTTAAAAGTGAAGTCAACCATCACAAGTGCGTATATAATACCTTATGTGTTTCAAACTTATATATGTTAGCGTGAATTGACACGCAAGTTAAATAGCAACGTACAGGTTCGAATCCTGTCTCGGTCACTATTATTAATCTAAATTAAATTAAAAATGTTTGTAAAAATTAAAGAATTACCAAAAGATTTAAAAAAGAAAGCTCTTAAAAGAATGATAGAGCAGAGAGGTTTAGCAGATGCTAGTACAGTAGTAGCTGCTGCATTTGACTTTTCAAAAACAAAGGAAGGTATGGACTACTGGTCAGAGGTGTGTAATGCTTATGGAGACGCTATTACTTTAGAAAACTTTTACGATATGATAGAGAAAGACGCTTCAGTGATATTTGGTATTGAAGGAATAAAAGTAAGAGAACCACAAGAAGTAAAAACAGATCCTATTGTTGAATCAGTTGTAAACCAATTAAGAGATAGATCTGAGGTTGGTATTAAAAAATACGGTACTACATTGCAAGATAATAAATTATCTACTGCTGAATGGATTGAACATGCTAAGCAAGAGGCTATGGACTTCGTGTTGTACCTAGAAAAATTAAAAAGCACATTATAATGCGTAAAAAAGGAACGCCTTTAATCAGGGCTAAAAAGACTGAGTATAAAGGTAAAAACTTTCAAAGTCGTCTAGAGGTTTATATGTTTAAGCTTCTAGATGATAATGGAGTTAAGTGTAAGTACGAGGAAGAGAAGTTCACAATCATAGACTCTTTCTTCTTCCCTAACCCATCTTATGAGAAAACTATTAACAGCAAGAATAACCTTGTAAATAAAGGTAATAAGAAGCACCTTGGTATTATATACACACCAGACTTTATTGTAGAGAACGGAGATCAACGTATAATAATAGAATGTAAAGGTCTTGCTACTGATGTATTCTCAATGAGGTTTAAGTTATTCAAAAAATGGATAGCTGACAACAAATTAAACTATGTGTTATTCACACCTAGAAACCAAGGTCAGTGTGACTTTGTATTTGAACAAGTTAAAAAACTTTTAAATGAATAAATTTTTTAAATATATAGAAGTTATTGGATTTTTATTTGCTACAATAATTTTATGTATATCAATATTGTCAATACCTTTTATATTATAGTAAAAACCCTTACAATTATTAGTTGTAAGGGTTATATTTTTTAAAATCTATTTGTTGGCTTTTTATCTATACCTTCTATAACGGCTCTTTTTTTAGATATTTTAATCATTCTCTTTATAACTTTCTCAACTTCTTTAGGAGCTATACCAGCTTGATTTAAGTAAAAGAAAATTCTAGCGTTTTTTAACTTTTCAATATCTTCGTCTAACAACTTCATTTTCTGTCCTCTAGAGTCTTTAAAACTTCCATCTGAATTCATTAGTGATTCATACTCTAGTATTTGAGAAGTTCCAGTAAAACCAGCTCCTATTGTTCCAAAATATGACAAAGTTGTTTGTCTATACGGATCAAAAGGTATTCTATCTTCTTTAGGAATATCATAATATTCTTCAGCTTTGTCTATAGCAAATTCTGCTCCTTCTTGAATTATACCATCCATAAATGGGAGTGGGGATACAAAAGAAGATGTAAAAGATAAGTATCTTGAGTTTTCTTTCTCTCTATCAGATTTTTTCTTTTCTTCTTCAGTCTCTTCATAACCCATATAGTATTCAGTTGCTTTATTAAGCAAATCACCTATCTGTTCTTTAATTAATGTAAATACAGTTACCTCCAATGATAATGAAGCTAGAGATCTAAGAGCTATTGATTTATCTTTAACTGTATTAGAAGTACTAAGAAGTTGTCTAAAATCATTATACTGTCTCATTTTTTGATTCAACTGAAATTTAGCAAATGGAATTAACATACTTCTAACTATTTTAGAAGAAGAATTTTTATCAGCTAACCAATCACCTTCCATATAACTATCAGATAAGTTTTGTTGTCTGTTTACTTGGTTCTCAGCATATCTAGCAGCTTTTTCGTTTAATACGTGGTTCTTAGGATCTATTGATTCACCTTGTTCAAGCATGTATTTTTTGTAATAAGATATAAAAGAAGCTCTAGCTATAAATATATCTGGCTTTGCTAAAAATATCTTTAAGTTAAACGCTTGTGCTTTTGAATAAGAATCAATTAAAACGTCAGATGCTTTATTTATAAATCCAGATCTTGATTGCTTAAGAACACTTTCTAGATTAGAAAATTCACCCTGAGACTCAATACCTCTATTTGCTATATCGTAAGAAGAAGAATCAATCAATTTATTCCAATCACTATTAAACGCATCTATTAGATCAAATCTTCCAGAGTTTATTAATGTGTTTGAAGCTACTGGAATAGTTTGACTTATAGCTTGTTGAATACCTCCAAGTGCTCTTGCTGTACCTAATTTGGAAAGTTCATTTAAAGCTTTAGATATTTTTTTAACTTCATTAGAACTCTCGTCAAATTCTCTTTCTCTTACTCTTTTTACATACTTTCTTACTCTATCTGAAAATAAATCCCTATCTTCTCTGTCTTCAATTATATTTTTAAGTCCATTAGATTCTAAAAAAGTTTTAACACCTTGAATTTCTTTAGCAGTATATGTATCTACTAATGAAGTTCTCATTTTTCTATTATTATCTAATAAAAAATCAAAGCTAATGAAAGAGTCTTTAGGTAATGTTTTGGTATTTGTTCTCTCTATAAATGTTCCAGATTTTTTGTCGTAAACTTTTTTACTTGTATTTTTCTTAACGTCACCAAGATCATCGAAGTCATTTTCTATATCTGAATTATTCTTTAAGAACTTCATTGTTATAGGGGTATAATTCTCTATATTTTTAAGACCAGAATTATATATTGATTTTGAAATTTCATTTTTTTCGTCAAATCCATTTTTATATTTTTCTATAAAATAATTAACAGTAGATATATTTACATCGTCTGTTTTTGATTTTACATCTTCTATTGATTCTGAGTCTTTTAATATTTTATCATATACCTCTCTATGAGATTTAGCTATTTCTTTTTGATTTGAATCTCCTTTTTCTAAATTACTTATGCTTTGACCTATTAAATTTTTTACGTCTAAAAAATCTTCTTCAGTGCTCATCAATAACCTTGCAAACATGCCTCTTTCGTGGTCGTTAAATATATCTGTAAAAGACTTACCATTAGGTTTGTTTTTTCCAAACTTATCAACAACATCTACATAGAAACTATCAACCTCTCTTATAGCCTTATTCTTTCCTTTGTTAACATCCAAAACTCCAGCTACATCTAACAACTCATTTCCAAGCACTTGACTTTTCATTAAGTCCTCTGTTAACAATCCTAATGAAGATACATTTCTATTTCTAAGTCTACCTAAAACAGGTGATAAAAACAACTTTAATTTTTTAGCTTTGTTAGACTTGCTAAATTCATTAACATTTCTTATAACTTCCGCTTTTTTATTGAATAAATCTAATCTATTAGAGTCTCCATTAACAATTATATCATTCAATATATCTATATAAAGTAATGAATCTTGCTTAGATAAATCTTCTATATTGATATCCATTAATTCTTTAAATCTAGCTTTATCTTTATCATCAATTATCAATCTATCAAAAGAAAAACTATTTATTCTATTCTGAATCATGTCATTAACTATAGACTTCATCTTAAAAGAAGCTTCTTTTAGTTTAGAATTTAAATTCAACCTATCATAATCTTTGAATTTATCAGAATCTTCACTTTCTTGATATATCATTTCTTGTATTTCCTCATAAGAAAAATCAGATGGATTCAATCCAGTATTATCATAAAAAGAATTCATTATATCTTGAAGTTCTAAACTTTTAGATTTTTCAATTTCCTTATCAATATATTCAGAAAGAACTGCTTTATCTATACCTTCAGATATATTTAGTTTTCCTCCTCTAAATGTAGATCCTTTTATATTTTTATCTACATTATCTATTACCTGTATATATTTATCTACATCTTCAATCTTACTAGGTTTTATGGATACAAGTTTTTTAGCTAAATCTTTTAAATCTGGATCTATATCTTTAGATCTTAACTTTTTCTTTACGGATGATATTAATTTATTTGCATTATCAATTTTGTCTTGATACTCAGCATTCTCAAAAACTTTAGTTGCGTAAGTTGTAAATTTATCTACAGAATCTTCATCAAAAACATTGGTTTTACTAAATGCAACTACTAAATTTGCAGCTTGTTTATCGGTTATAGCTCCAGATATAGCCATATCTTTCACGTCTTTGGCTATCTGTTGAGCTATTTCTTTTTGAGCCTTAACAGCATCTTTAGCAGCCTTAGCTTTATCTGTTATTTGTTTCTTTAAAGCTGTTTTTTCACTAATTGTTATCTTCTTTACATCCTTGATGTTTCCAAGTATTCTATTGGCAGAAGGAGCGACTTTCTCTTTAATACCAAATCTATTACGAACATCTCTAACTAAAGCCTCTCTCTGTACATCTGTTGCATCTTCATAAACTTTTGAACCAGTAACGTAACTCATTACATTATCGGCTATTTTAGCTATATTTACACGTCTCTTTTTAGACTTCTCAACAATACCATCTGTTTCTGACATCATCCTGTCATAACCTGGCAAATCTGTTTCTGTTAATGTTTGAGTTGAATTATCTATAGGTTGCTGTTCTACTTTATTGTTGGATACAGCTTCTTGAGCAGCTTTTAATATTGTTCCTTTACCTCCAATGTTTAAAGCGTAATCTATAGCCTTTCTTTTTGAATCTATACCTTTATTGTCAGATAACCCATCATCCTCCATTATTAAGTTAGCAACAGTATTTATAGATACTCCATTTTGTATTGCATCATCAATTGCTTGATTCAATGAGTCGTCACCAAAATCAACACTCTCTCCTTTGGCTATAGCATCCAAAACCTCTAATGTAAATGAGTCTGGAGAAGAAGCTCTTAACGAAGCTCTAACTGTGTTTAATTGGGTTTTATCTAAAACTTGTTGAGCTATTGCCTTATAATCCGACTTCGTATTATCTAACAATGGAGAAATAAGTTTGTCGTATTTGTTATATATATCATCAAAAACAACTTGATCTTCAGTAGATAGTTTTTCTTTATCGACCTTACCTTCAGTATTTACTTCAGCATTAGGTAATGCCTCTTTCAATTCTGTTTGTTCTTGAGAACGTAACTCTTCTACCTTAACATCGTTGTTAATAGGCTCTTCTACGGGTGTAACCTCTTCTTGAATAGTTTGTGCAGATTCTATTTCTTTATCGTATAGTTTACTAGCTCTTTCAGACACCATATCTTTAGTGATGTCTACTTGCTCCATACCAGTTGGGTTCAACTCTGCATTTAATTCTTCAAGAGCCTTCTTGTTTAACTCGCTCTGTTTATTAATCGGTAAAGATCCAACACCACTAGTCTCTATATCAAAATCCAATGGTACTCCAGTGAAATCTGTGAAATCACCTTCTACCTTTACATCTTTTAATTTTGATAAAATTCCTCTTTTAACTTTAGCGGCTTCAACGTAGTCTTTGTATATCTCAGCAGTAGCTATTCTTTTAGCTTCTGGAGATAAAGTCTTATCTTCTTTTATGTTATCCATTGAGATAGATACCTCATCTATAACAGAATTAGTTCTTTTAAGTAAAGCTTTATCTTCTGGAGAAAGTGTTTTTAATTTCTCAATCTCTTCTCCTAAAGCTCTCTTGTTGTTAGCTATAAGTTCCTGTGATTTTATTTGAAAAATCTTTTTGCTCTCTTCACTAATTCCTTCATTATTGATTTCATTTTGAAGTCTAGCTATGGCTTTATTGGTCTTCTTTATTTGAACATATTTTTTAGAAGATATATATGCTTTAGCTCCATAGACAGAAACAGTATTCGTACTACCTAAACCTAAAGATGATAAACCAGAATTGATAGCAGATCTACCATCAAATTCTTTTCTAATACCAGCAATGATATCATTAGCTTGCTCTCCACCATCTACAGCAGTTTCTTCAAGTACTTCACCAAAAAATCCTATTACTGGACTTTTCATTATGTTTTTCTCAGCAAATCTTCTGAAAGAGTTAGATAATATTTTAGAACCTGCCTCCACACCTTTATCTTTAAGTATTCTTTTAGCTACAGCTCCAGAAGCTCCAGAAAAGAAATGACCTAAAGTTGACTCTAACACGCCAGAAGCGGCAGCATTCGATAGTCTTTGGTTTTGAGATAACTCTTTATTTTGTAAGTTTTCTTGATATTTACCAGAAGCAGTCATCACTCCAATAGTAGCTAAACCAACAACTCCTCCGCCAGTAGCTATAGCTATAGCCATCATTGGTGCTGATTGAAGTGTTGATCCAGCTATTAATTTAGCAGCATCTGAATATCTACCTTGTTCAATAGCAGATAAAGGATCCCCTCCATAATCTTGACTTTTGACTTGAATTCTTTGATTCAAACCATCTATCTTTTCTTTTAATATATTAGAAGGTATATTTTCAAATCCTAGTTGCTGTTGCATTCTTTTGAATGGAGTAACACCTGTTGCTTCAGCAATTGCTCCTTCTATTTGACCACTAGGAAGTATACTTGCTTTTGAATATAAGTCGTACATCATTTCTGGTGTATCGGCTAAGAATTTTTCAGAAGAAAGTATACCAACCTCAGCAGTATCACTTAAGTAATCAAGGAATCCATCTCTAGGATTTTCACTAGGTTGTTGTATTACATTAGCCTCTGTCTTATTAGTAGCTTTCATCTTAGATAAGTCATCGCTAGATAACTTACCATTAAGTTTCTTCATTCCAACAGGAGCTGGTTTAGAAGGAGCTACTTTACCGAATCTACTCTTTGTAGTTCCATTTAAAGATTCCGATTCCGAAGTTTTCTTTTGAGGCTCTGTACCCAATAAAGTACTTTGCTTTTTTGGTTTCGATGCCAATTCCAAAAGATTTTTTCGATAGGTAGATTTGGGCTCTTCTTTTTTTTTTAAGCCAAAGTCTACTTGTCCAGAATACTCTGGATATTTCTCCACCATTTTTTTAGCCAAAGAAACATCGTCAATATCTTTATATTGTGGATACTTATCTTTTATTTTACTTGAAAACTCTTGAGGAGTTATTGGATTTAAAACTTCTTCTTCCATAAATTATCGTATACCTAAAGGGTCGTTTGTTTTTTTACTTTTACTGCTTGATGCTCCTCCAAAATACTTACCGTTAGGATCAGCTCTTTTTATAGCTTCTATAACTTCTGATACGTCATTGTATTTTCTTACATTTCCATTTTCATCTTGGAAAGATAACTTAGGTATGATTGTATTAGCTACAGAAACATTAGCACCTTTTCCATTCAAAGGAATATATCTTGTTTCTGATGTACTTGTTGATTCAGAACCACCGCTAACCTTTTTATTTTCACCTACCTTAGCATAGTAACTAATATAGAATCTTTTAGATTCATTGTCGTAACCAGTTCCTTCCAACTGAGCCTTTTGACTTCCTACAAATATGTTATCATCATTTTGATTTATCGATAACATATATCCAGTAGCTCTTCTTCCAGTAACTTTACCTCCTTTTCTATAGGTTGTTATTTTTTCAGAAATTTCTGGAGAAACATAATTTGTTTTATCTTCTTTACCTACATTTACATTAGTAACAGTCTGCTTAACTCTATCTTCTTTATTTTCAAATCCTAATCCAGCTAACACACCATTTCTCATTGCCTTTTTAGCAAATTCAATGTCTCCATCTTTTTTATATTCATCAAGTGTTTTTGGAGATGAATATTTCTCTCTATCTAAAGAGTAAAGATAAGATGATAAATTATCATAATTTGATAACACACCATTTATAGCATTATCAATATAACCTTCATCATCATCAGTTAAAAAAGTCCTAGTTCTAGTCAAAGTACCATTTGCATCTTTAACGCTGGTTCTTAATTTAAGATTATTTTGTATCTCATCTATAGTCTTAGTTCTGTCTAATTCTTTAATTGTATTACCAAATAAAGATCCGTTTTCTAATTCATACTTAGTTATAGAATCTCTTTCAACACCTCTATCATTAAATTTTTTATACACTGGATTACCAGAGTCTAAAAGGTATTTTCCATCTTTATCAGTAGCTCTAACTCTAAATAATATATCTCCATCTTCATCTTCTTCAATCTCAAGATTTCTTTTTTGAGCTATATCCTCAAATATATCAAATCTACTTTTATCTACACTAGAAAACTTACCTTCATTTGAATCTTTTGCAAAACTAGTTGCGTCTTCAGTAAATTTTTTAGCTACAATATCTAATCCTTTTAAAGTATTTTGTATCTTTTGTTGTTCGGCAGCTAGTTCTGGAGTATATCTACCTACAGCTTCAGCTTCTTTATTTATAAGTAAGTTTCTTTCAGTAAGTTTATCAACTAACCTAGTCATAGATTGGTCATAACCACCATTACCAGTTTTAGTGTAACCTCCTTCTATGTTGTTTATCTTAAAATCATTCTTCTCTTTTTTAGGAATCATGTCTTTCATTCTTTCAAGATCAGCTTGTTGAATCTTTTGTGCATTCAAAGCTATATCTCCAAAATCAACTTTAGGACCTTCTACAGTAGCGTATGCGTTTACTTTACCTATAGCCATTTATTAAGGGGTTTTAATTTTTACATTTGCTGTTGGAATAGTACTATAAGTCAATCCAGCAGGAGTCATTTGGGGAGATGAATAATATCCAGAAGCTATGTTTGCAGCTGTAGGTAAAACACTTGAAGCAGTATTAACTAATCCAGCTGGATTCAAACCACTTATAACTGGAGCGTTAGAACCAGCATTAAGTAATCCACTATCCATCATTTTATTAAAGTTCTTTTGACTTTGCATCATTTGAGCACCACTAGCAACCCCTTGAGCCATTCCAGATATACCTTGCATCAAACCTTGTTGACCAGCGTTATACTGAGATGACAAAGCAGCTACATCAGCTTGATATCTCTGTTCTTGAGTCCCTTGAATTCTAGCCTCGTCTTGAGCTCTAATCTGATCTATCTGTTTTTGTTGCATATCTAAGTCAGCACCTATTTGTCTAGCAGATAAATTTTGTTGAGCATTCAGTGCTCCAAGACCACCTATAACTCCTCTTATTCCACCACTTCTTAAAGCATCTACTCCGCTTGAATATTGTTTACCAAGTTCTTCTCTTTGCAAATCAGCACCTAAAGTACTAACTTGAAGACCCTCAGCTATATTTTTTAACTCAGGTATCTTTAAATTATTTAAAGCGTCTTTAGCTTCTCTAGCTTGTTTAGCTGAACTTATAGCTTGATAAGCTCCTCCAGCTACAGCCACAGCGGCTGATGTTATTGCTGCCATATTATAATCGTTTTATGTATTCATTACAATTTTTACTTCCCTCTATAAATCCACACTCCAAATATTTGTTCTGTAGACTCTGATTTTTTAAAGACGTATAAGCTATCGTATAACCGTTGTTTTTACCTATAGAGCATAAAATGTCTATCAAACTAATTATCGCCTCTCTACGGTCTTCTTTTTGCCTTACATTTGGATTTGAAACTATAAATTCAATCCAACATGTCTTACTATTTGTGAAATATATAAAACCAGCGCATATATCAACTCCGTCTTTGTTCACAATCACACCAGAATCTGGTAGCATTTCAATTGGAGGAGCTGGAAACTTCCAAAATTTCCACCAATCAACTAACGTTTCGTAGTCAGACTGTTCAATATATCTAAATTCCATTTGATTTAATTTATGCAAAGATACTTAATTGTATATATATTTATATATATATATTTATTATTATCTTTAAACTTTTCTTTAATACCCTATTAAAGATTTCTTTAATACCTATTGAAAAGATTTAAACACTTCTGAATTTACAGAATATAAATCTTGTGGTGTTCCAACTCCAGTTGATGTTAATTTTACTTTAGCAAAATATCCTTTAACTCCAAAACTCTCAGCCTCTGAATTTTTAGCTATAAAATAGAAAGCATTGTTTATAATTACAGTATTAGGTAATGGTGTTACGGTTGTAAGCTGAGTTTGATTAAAAGAAACCAATTTACCAATTTTTACTACTGATCCATTACTTGGATTTGAATAATACAAACAATCTTCCTCTGATAAGAAAGAAGGTAACGAACTAAACGTATAAGTATTTCCGCTTCTTGATGTTGGTGTACCTAATCCTTGAATAGATATTTGAGTGAAATCAAGTAAATCATCTTCATCTCTTCTTATGTAAGCATAGTATTCACCCTCTCTAGTCTCAAAGTGGGTATTATCTATGTAACCAGCGTCTAGATTACTTAGTATCTCTACATCCCAATTACTATCACTAGACTCTAATGATATTGTTTTAAAATGTTTAACATCACTTGGTTCTTGATTAAAAGCAAATTCTACATAAGAGTCGTGATTTACCAATACCCCACTGTCATTATAAAAGAAATTCTTATTACTGGTTTCTGAATGATGTCTAAATAATTGACCACATTTGAAAGAGTAAAAGTTATTTCCTAGTCTAGCCATCCATTCTGGTTTATAAGACCAGAAAGATGTCCATCCATTATTTTTTTCATCGAAACTTATTGTTTTTGACATATCTTAATTTTTTAACTACAGAATCCGTTAGTACTCCATTGACCAGCTCCACCTTCTACACTTCCAGTTATTGCACAGAAAGTATAACTACTAAATCTAGATGTGCTTATTGACTTAGGTGTTCCGTTACAAGCTGTATATGTTATTAAAGAATCTCTACTCGCTATATGCGTGTAACTAGTACAAGCTTCCTCAGAAGAACATGTAACAGTTTCCGTAAGAGTAGGACAAGCTGTTCCACCTCCAGAAGCTGGTGTTATTACCGTTCTCGTTCTTGTTTTAGATCCAGAAGAACAAATAGACCAGTCAGACCATTCTGAAACAACACAATTCACAGGAACTGCTCCACCACTACAATTAGCAACGTCTTGTAATTTACCAAAAACTTGCTTTCTATATAGTCCATTAAATGAATAATACCCATCAGGGGCTTTTGTTGTTAATGCTTGATTCGTATACACAGAAACAGCAGTATTAAAACTGCTGGAATCTATGTAATATAATGAGCTTGTAGCCATATTTATTTATGTATTTTTAATTATATATTTATTCTAGTAAACACAAACATTTGATGATGTAAATGCAGATCCATTCCAGTATCTACTTAATCCATCAGCAGAGTACCATCCAGCGCCTCTAGCAGCTAATATTCCACAACTTCTATGTAAGAAAGTAGCATCTACCCAATCCAAAGCGTTTATACCTACTGATATAGTCGATCCCATTCCGTAGTTAGAACATGCTACACTTTCTGAAGAAGAACTATATCCAACAATGTAACTAGTACATATTGGAGTTTCCGTACAACTCTGAGTCTCAGATAATACTGGACATGCAGCTCCTCCTCCAGATGCAGGTACTACAACTGTACGAGTTCTAGTTTGACTTCCTCCAGAACAAGTGCTCCAATCAGACCAAGCTGAAACTTGACAATCAACTGGCATCACACATTCTTGATATTCTATTAGTGATGGGCAAGTAGCTCCTCCTCCTGACGCAGGTGTAACAACTGTTCTTGTTCTACTTTGAAATCCATCAAAACATGTTGACCATTCGCTCCAAGCTGAAACTTGACAATCAACTGGCATAGCGCAACTTTGAGTCTCTGACAATATAGGACAAGATGCTCCACCATTTTGAGGTTGCGTTACAACTGTACGAGTTCTAGTTTGACTTCCATCAACACATGTAGACCAAGCACTCCAATTAGACACTACGCAATCAACAGGGAAACATGACGGTAAATAACTTTGGTACTCTCCGTATACTGTTCGAACACCACTAGCACCTACTATAAACCCAGATGTATTGTTTAACAATAATTCAATTGAAAATTCATTTCCGTAAGTAACAGAAGGGTTGAATGTTACTTCTAAGTAAGCATTTCCAGGAGTTGATACTATAGAGTATTGTAAACCAGCATAGTTCTGTACATTTCTACTTGATATAGTATAAGTACTTGGTTGATTTGCTAATGTTATTGCAAATCGTTTTGTAACCGTACTACCAGACTGATTATTACATGTTACAGATCCTAAATTTATACTTGAACATCCTATTGTTTCAGACAATACAGGACAAGATGCTCCACCATTCATAGATGGAGTTACAACAGTTCTAGTTCTTGTCTGAGTTCCTTCTGAACAAGTAGACCAAGGAGACCACTCTGACACAACACAGTCAACAGCACAACTTCTACTTTCTGTTAACACAGGACAAGTGGCACCTCCATTTAAAGCTGGCGTTATAACTGTTCTAGTTCTAGTCTGTGTACCAGCATCGCAAGTTGACCAAGCTGACCATTCAGATACCACACAATCTACAGGACAATCTCTCGTTTCTGTAAGCGTAGGGCACGAAGCACCTCCGCCAGTCGGTTGGGTAATTACTGTTCTAGTTCTTATCTGAGTACCTCCATTACAATTTGACCACGCGCTCCAATTAGAAACAACACAGTCTACTGGAAAACAAGATGGTAAGAAACTTTGGTAATTACCATACATAGTTTCTGATCCACTAATTCCAACTGTATTCCCTAAAGAGTTCTTTAATAATAATTGAATAGAAAACTCATTACCATAAGTTACAGCAGGTCTAAAAGCAACTTGTATGTAACAATCTCCAGGTGTTGATACTATAGAGTATTCAAGTCCTGCTGGATTTATAACTGTTCCAGGTGCTGATTCAATAGTATAAGTACTAGGAGCATTGTTTAAAGCTATTCTAAATCTTTTTGTAATTGTACTACCACCATCGGTATTACATATAGTATCTGTTATATCTATACCAGAACAAGTTATTGTTTCAGTTAATACAGGACACTCAGTTCCTCCACCCGTAGCAGGGGTGATTACTGTTCTCGTTCTAGTTTTAGTTCCGTCAACACAGTCTGACCAGGCTGACCATTCTGATACTACGCAATTAGTACAGGATCTTGTTTCACTAAGTGTAGGACACGCAGTACCTAACCAGTTAGGTTGAGTAACAACTGTTCTAGTTCTAGTAGAAGAACCATCAACACATGCAGACCACGCAGACCATTCCGATACTGCACAGTTTACTGGAATAAGAGATGGTGCGTAACTTTGATAATCTCCGTAAAGTGTTTGATTAACATTAGTACCAACAATATTTCCTGAAGAATTTTTAACAAATAATTCAAGAGAAATTTCATTTCCATAAGGTAAAGAAGGTTTGAATACCACTTGTATGTAAGGACTTCCAGAATTATAATCTATAACATATTGTAATCCAGCTGGATTTGTAACAACTCCTGTTGCAATTGTATAATTAACAGGAGCGTTACCTACAGATATTGCGTATCTTTTTGTAACTGTATTTCCTCCATCAGTGTCATTTCCTATAAGATTTGTTATTCCTATACTAGAACATGTTTGGCTTTCAGTCAATACTGGACAAGCTGCGCCTCCGCCTGATGCTGGAGTGATTACCGTTCTACTTCTAGTTTGAAAACCATCAACACAATCTGACCATTGACTCCATTCAGATACAACACAATCAACTGGCATTATACAACTTCTACTTTCTGTTAAAGGAGGACAAGCCGTACCACCACCCACTGCTGGAGTTATTACTGTACGGGTTCTAGTTTGAGTACCACCTGAACAAGTAGACCAAGTTCCCCAATCAGAAACAACACAGTTTACTGGAACAACATCGCATTCACAAGCTAAAGCATAATTTGTTTCATTAAAACATAATCGTATAGGAGTAGCTGTTATACTACAATTTTCAGTGTCTATATAATCCCAAACTAAATAAAGTTTTTGAGATCCAGTTCTATTAAATGTAAATTGAATATAGTTATCATCTCCAGATTTTGTAATTGCAGGATATGTAGCAGAATCTAATATTTGTTGAGGTGTTAAATTACTAGCAGTAATAACGTATCCTATTCTATTACAAGACGTAAATTGTCCAGTAGCTTTAGTAGAAGTTACTTTTATTACTGAGTTATTATAAGGTATTTCATTTTCTCCTTCACTACCTGTGTCAGAAATGAATCTAGTCACATTACCAACAGCAAATACGTCTAATAAAGAAGAAATTCCACTAGTAGCTGTGGTTGAATTTGTCCATTCATATTTATTAGTCATAGATTTATTAGTGTCTGAACTATCTCCAACAACTAAAGTAATTACTTCTAACTCAGGATTTCCAATACATACGTTTTTAAGAGACAATGATCCCATTGTATTCTCTCTATTGTATATGTTTAAAACACCACTTGATACAGTTGTTGGTTTAGGAACAGTAAAATTACCAGTACCAGTTACATTTTCAAGATAAGTAGTAACTCCATTTGTAATCATTTCAAAATCAAAAATACTTCCTCCTGGAATTGTATAATTAACAAGATGATTACCTATATTGCTTCCTAATTCTATATTATAAGAATAATAACTATTAGACGGTATGTTTAACCATTGTATTGCTTGACCACAAATAAGAGACGCTTTATAGTCTATTTTATCTGTAGCTAATGACAAAATGTAATTATCATGGATAGGATCAAACCCACCATACTTAAAGTTATTTTTGTACTGTTTCAAGTTGTTTTTAAACCAGTCGCGCATTTTATATTTAGATATAGGCTCTAATCCATCTCCACCTAATCTTAAAACGGCTCCTTTATTTGTATCTGTAAAATATATTGAGTTTGCATAATATGAAAAACTCTCTGGGTTTTTACTAATACCCCATTCCCCAGCAAAAGGAATTTCTTGACCAAGAACATCTTCAACAGAAGACACACTACCGCCACCTACAGCATCGAATAAAACATTTTTATTATAAAGTATTCTATGTACTTTGTCTTCTTGGAATACTACTAAATCAGTGTCTCTAGAATGTATCTTCTGAATACTTCCGTATTTATCATCCAAGTCTTTATAGTTTGCTCTTGATAAGTTAAATTCATTTAATGAGTTATAACTTGTTGTTTTATCAAAAGGTCCGCTATAAGTTATAGAAGCTATATTTCTTACTTGTTTGTATCCATCTAATTGTACAGCATTAGGTCTTGAATGTGTAGATAAGAAATTTTTATTAAAAACATCCTTGATAATATAACTCTCTGCTCCATTACCTTGAGTAAAGCAATTAAACCAATTTAAATTAATAATAGCTGGTACATTTGAAGTTTGATCAACATCAGTTGGGTACTCTTCTTTATTAGACATGTGTAGACCATTCTGTATAAGATAAGTATCTTGAGTCTCATAAAAAACTTCAGATGTATTATCGATAGAATCAGTTTCAAATATCAATAAACTATATCCAGTTGTTATAGTTATTTTCGCATTTATAATTGAACGATTTTGTCCATTACCATTTAACTGGTTTTTTACTTTTAAATATAGATACCCATTAGGATTTAACATTATAGTTTCTCCAGAATTAGGTAAGTTTGTTCCAAATGTTCCAGTTCCAGTATTATAAGGTTTAGTAAATCCTCTTACAAATTCGTAGGTTTTAAAATCACCTAATCCATCTCCTTCAGTTTGAAACCAACTCTGAAAATTAGTGTAACTATCGCTTGATATATATTCCTTTTTAAATTCTACAGTAGTAAGTCCACTTCTCTCATTTTTTATTTCTATCTCTATTCTACTACCAGGTGTAATTGGAATATCCTCTACAACTGGAAAACTTAAAGTGCCTTTATTTATAGAAAAACCTGCTGTACCTCCAGTAAAAATAAAGAAGTTATCACCAGTATCTCTAGTTTCTTTTTTAAACTCGTAAAAGTTTTTTTCAGCTCCATCTATTGTTAATGCGGATGATGATTTTACTTTTACATATACTCCAGAAGGCTCTACTATATCTGTACCTGCTGGATTCTTATTATCTTTAATAAAGTCTCTTGAATTTGTAGCATATTCTAAAATTTGAAGTTTTACAACGTCATCAGCAAATCCATTTACATTCTTCTTTACTATTAGATAATCTCCTTCTTTTACTTTTTGTTTATCTTGACCTTCTAACTTTAACCAGATAAATCCTTGCTCTTCATAAGCAATAACTGAATATATAGTATGATAATTTAATTTACTATCTTTTACAAATATTTTATATCTATTAGCCCAAGCAGGCGCTTTACTTTTTATCTCTAACTTTAAGTTATTACTAGTAACACTATTCTTTATTGGTATAAAGACAGTATTATCATTACTTGTTAATATGGTAGAATATCTTCCATCTTCATCCAAATATACAATCCCAGTTTCATAACTTCTAATTGATTTACAACTAGCATAAACATTGTTATCTGAAGAAAAAACATTAACACTATCTACCTTTATGTGGTAGTATTCATTTTGATAATCAAATAAAGAGTCTCCTGTATCATTAGGAGTAGTATCTATCTTGTGTCTTATATACGGTATCTTTATACTTAATACATTACTTGAAGTAGCTGTTAATAATGTAAAAGGTTTATACTTATCTGGATAAGATTCTATATCATTGTTAGGCTCTGTATTATTTAAGTCAGCATTTTTAAAATTATTACTTGCTACAGTTGACAGGAAAGTGATAAACTCTTCTGATTTAGAAAGTTCAAAAGCACTAGCGTATGTTTTCTCTAAATAAAAAGATAGATCACACATGTAGTTACCAAAGAAAGGAGTATCACTACTAGCTCTAAATGATATAGAAAGTATTTTTCCCTTTTTAATATCAGATGGAGCTAACTGTACATTTAAAACATTATCAGTAGTTTCATTGCTAGATACAGTTGTATTCAAAAAATTTTCTTTTAAATCTTCAGCAACAAAAGATGTTTTAAAATCTACATTTATTTTTTTACCAGATACATCTACAAGATCTCTACCTTCTGTGTAGTTACCAAACATAAGTCTATTACCTATAAACTCCTGAGCCTTTGCAACCACTGGTATATTATCATACAATCTATTTACTTCATCCTCTGGAAGTATAGAGTATATTTTATTATTAGAAAATAAAAAAGTTTTGTTGGCATTATTTCCGTACTTTTCTTTTTCTTTGTTTAAATTCTCAATAACATATATTGTTCCGCTATTACTTTCTTTAAACAACAACTGTACATCGGTTACATTTTTGTCACCAGTATTAAAACCAATGTTTATAGCGTTAAATGAATTGACCATCCCATTATTTTCCTGAGTAGAAAAATTAAATGAGAAATCAGAAGGATAAAATTGAGGATTACTAAATGCAGAAGTAGCACTATACTCGCCATCTAAATATCTATATCTATATCCAAAAGACAAGAACCTTTCTTTTATATTATTTTCAGTACCATCACCAAACTGAGTAGGAGTGCATTTAGGAGCTCTAAATGGAGCTCTTTTGTATAAACTGATATCTTGTGTAGCAAAACCATTTACAGCCCAGGATTTAGCTCTATTTACGTTTATACAGCGTATAGGGTTTAAGTCGTCCGTCCATACAAGAAGTTTTTCCTTGTTAAACGAATTGTATATTACATTAGCACCAGTTATTTTATACTTAGAATTAAAGTTTAATACGTTGGCAGAACCAGCTCTTGTGTCTGATAATATTATAGATAAAGATTCATTATCTAATATATTATACTCGTATACAAAATTACCAGCAGTTGAAGTAACAAACCAGTAAATGCATTCATTACCCTCGTCTGTTATACTTCCTATAGTAACAGCGTTAAGTGGTAAAGTTAAATTAGTTAATTTATCTAATCCATTTGATTTCTGAACAAGACCTAAACTAGAGCCTTCTGAGTTTGATACTATGATGTTCTCGGCATCAATATACTCTCCTTCTGGTATTAATCGAACATCGTAATCTTTGTTCATTAACCCACCTACAAAAGTCTTTTTTAACTCCATATTATTTTATCCAGTTACTTCCACCTCTAATAGATTGTAAAATTTCATCGTAACGAATATTTGACATTCTAATTTTAGTGTTATTTCTAATTGCTCTGTATTCTACTTTAGCTCTCTGAACTATATATTCTTGAACACCAAACTTATTCGTAAGTATCTCGTGTTTTATAAATTGATATAAAAACTTCTCAGCTAATTTATTTACTTTTATTTCGTCTTCTGACAAATCAGATAATCCATCAGAAATATATTCTATTACTATAGTTTTACCAACTAAATCAGAACTAAATCTCATAACACCTAAATTCTTGTTTATGACAAACGTTCCATTTTGATTAGCTGTTTTTCCATCTATACCAAATCTACCTCCATTTAAATAAGTAGATCCGCTGTCATTTAAATTATTTGACTTTGGGTTTCTACTATTTAGTTCTGTAGTTGAAGTACCTTCTAATGCTTGACCATTGGTATCAAAAAGTATATTATAATTATTATCTTGAAGATATGAATTTACAATACCAGACTGATTATTTTTAATTATAGGTCTAAAATTACCGTCTTCATCAACCCAACTTATTCTAACATAATTTACATAGTCTCTTGGAACTGGTAATTGAAGATTAGTCGGTAACTCTAGCTCTATAGCTTTTACTTCCTTAGCAACATCGTAGTTTAATTCTTGAAGACCTCTCTTAGCATGAAATATAACTTCATATCTTTTGCAGTCATTTATTATTTTATCATCACCAACATACATCATATAAAAGTTATTTATAATATCTTTCAATAATACATATTGATAATTACCCCAATTCTCATCTTTAGGGTTTACCCCACTATTCTCGTAGTATTCGAAATCAGTCATCTCTTATATTTTTATTTTGCGTCCTCTTGGTTTTCAAGTGCTATAGCAGCACCAACAATATCAGGCTCTCTCATATTTAAACCAGCGTACTTTAATATTTTAGATATAATTTTAAACTTATCATCATACCCAATCTCTAAGTCTTGGAATCCTTGTTTAGAAGGATTAAATATAGCGTTACCACCAATCATCTCGTAGGTCCAGTTTGGATCCTTAGGGTTTCTGAAGTATATTATTTGAACACCAGAAACAATCGTGTCTGGATATACTTTATATTTATCTTCGTATTTTACGTATGCAGGATAGAATACACTAGGTCCAGCAACTTTATTAGTTAAGAAGTAAGATAGTTTTTCTCTAGGAACTTCTTCTACCTCTTTACCATTGTAAATTATATTTATTGTAGTGTATAAGTTAGATGGACTGTTAAAAAATCCATTTGAAAACGTCATTGTAGTAGGAGCAACTATAAAAGCATCTATAGCTTCTTTTATTCTTGTTACAGTATCTTTATAGTTAACCCTTTGTGTTTTACCTACTATCGCTTTATTATACTCATAAAAATAATCATCAACAATCTCTTGCTGTGCCTGTTTAGCAAATGTGTTGAACTGCAAAGGAGTTATGTATCCACGGCTTTCTTTATTCAAAATAAAGTCAACTATGTTTCTTACATCGTTAATCATCATAATTAGTTATTTTGTGCAAAGTTAATAAAAAAAAAGCACCCCCTTTCGAGAGCGCTTTTATTATAATTGATCGTTATTTAACACAATATACTACAATTTGTTTGAAATATCAGACAATACATCCATACCTTCATCCGTCAAGAAGAAAGCCGCTAATGCTGAATAAGCATTCTCTCCAAATGGTACTGTGATAATTCTTCCTTTGTCTTTTCCACTCCAATTAACAGTTCTTCCATCAGAACTTACATTAATGATATCCATCTGTACAGCTCTAATTGCAATGTTTCTAAATTTAATAGAATCGTCATTAACTAAAGAATTAAACTCTGCTGGATTTCTACTAGCATAAATCAACATATCTCTTCTTAATTCAGAAGAAGTAAGCAATTCTACTTTACCCTTCAATACCACTCTAGCAATAGCCTCTAATTCCTCAATAGGCATTTCTCTAGCTGTAACCTGAGCATCAAGTTTAGCGGTTAATTCATCATACTCTTCAGCTGCTTTTTCTTCAGCATCAAACTCATAATAAACATTGTTATTATCTGGATGATAGATAGATAAAAATTTCTGTAACTCTACTTGCTCTTTCTTTACAAACAAAGATCCGTTCTCAAAAATAATAGGCGTAGATACAGCATATCCATCTTGCTCATCAATAAATGGAGAAGTTTGATTATCACTCCATCTTAAAGCACGATTAACCTTATACTCTTGATCAAAATATAAAAGGGTTTTGTTTGGTGAATGTTTAGAACGCAACATAAAAGAGATTGGGGTTGCATTACCTTTTAAAAGATACATTCTATCTTTAAATTCAAATTCCTTTTGAGAAGGAACTTCTTTTTTTTGCACTTGCTTTGCCATAATTAAATTATATTAAAATTAAAGATGCAAAAGTACAAAAAATATAAATTACAAAAAAACCGCTAAAAGACGAATCTAATAGCGGTTAAAAAAAATGAGAGTCTTTAAAACATTACAGTACAAATATAAAACAAAAAGGGTAAACCGAAGTCTACCCTTAATGATATTAATAAAAACTTATTAACTACTATTTCAACAACATGAAGTTGTTAGCACCTAAAACAACTAAAGCTCTTTCAGATAAGAAGTTAACAGACATAGCATCGATGTCAGAGTTTGAAGCTCCTCCAGCAGATCCTACAATCCAAGATTTGTATTTTCTATCTTCTGTTTCAGATTTTCTGTAACGAGTGTGTAAGAATGGACGTTTAGCATTTTTACCAAGAACTTGGTCGTAAACAGTCAATGTTCCAGCAGGAACCAATACACCATCGATGTCAGAGATAGAACCTCTAGTTGTAGCATCGTTCAAATATTTCCAGTCAGTTTTGTAGAAATCATAACCTAAGTTAAATCCTTTAAAACCAAGATTCAAAGCCATGTCTTGTTCGTTGTCAAACAATCCGTAAGAAGCTCCACTTGAACCGAAGTTATTTTGAGCAGCTAATACAGTGTCAATCTCGAAAGATGTTTTTCTGTTAACAAACAATACGTTTTCTTGAATAGCACCTTCTTTATCCAACACTTTGATAATGTTTTCTAAGTCAGTTCTATCAGTGATAGCACCTGTTCCAACGTTACCTCTGTTAGCGATTTCGTAGAACAAACCTTTAGTACCTTTGTAACCAGCAGCAGCTACAGCAGAACCAGCAGCAGCAGGCTCACCTTCAACCATTGACATTTCTAAGTAATCTTCGAAACGTAAACGAGTTTCATGCTCAGATTTCAAATACCATAAGTATCCGTCAGCACCATTTTCAGTTGTAACTTGAATCCAACCAACTTGAGCCATATCAGAACCATTAACCTCATACTTATCTTTGATGATAATTGGGTTAGTTTCTAAGATGTCAGATTGAGCTTCCAAAGAACCAGCCATCCCGCCTGTTCCTTTTTTGAATTCAGAACCGTAAACAAATACTTTCAAAGCACCAGAAACAGTACTTAAAGCAGCTAAGTTAGCAGCGCTATAAGGAGCAACAGTAATTGTTACACCGTCAGCATCGATAGCAGTAACCAAAGCTTTAATAGTAACTCCGTTAGAAGTATCGCTAATAACTACAGTTTGGTTTAAACGTACGTTATGAGCAGCACCAAAAGTAATAGTAGATGAAGTTGCTTTAGTAGCAGTTCCAAATACGTGAAGACGACCTTGCTCACTCCATTTGATCAAATCAGAAGTAGAAGGCATTTCAGCACCTACTAAACGTAAGAAAGATGCGATAGAACGATTTCCAAATCTTTCGAATTCTTTTTCGTAAAGGTCTGGTAATTCATGTGACAAAAAGTCAAATGTACCTACATAGTTAGTAGATAATGTAGCTTTAACTGGAGCTGGAGTTAATTGAGCTCCACCAGTAATAGCATTACTTGTAAAATTTACAGCTTGAGCCATGTTTTGTGTTTGTGTTTAATTATTATTTTCTTTTTCTAATTTTCATACCACCCTCAAAATCATCGCTAGGAATCACTCTCATTTTAGGACCATCACCCTTTGGTGTCACATCCTTATTGTCTCTTACAGACATCTCAATGTTTTTTGCATCTTTAATTACGTTTCCAGTTGCATCTGACTTGCCTTGTTCATAAAAGAACTTAGCGAAACCATCTGGGTCTCTAAACATAGCTAGAGCTTTGTGATACTGGTGTTCGTCTTTTAAATATCCATTCTCATCTAAATGCTTAGCGATAATACCGCTAATATCTGATTGAGCATTTTTAGTTTCTAGCACATCGCTAGGTTTGAAAACCTGTTTCTTATCTCCTAGATTAAATTCAAAACCTTTGAATTCACTATTAAATAATCTATCGGTTTTATCTAAAAATACACTAGACTTTTGTTGAGCAATCTCTGATTCTTTCTTCGAGTTCTCGGTATATTCTTGATAGAAATTAAAAGCTTCTTTATAATCCTCTGGAACTTCAGCAGATCTAGACCCTAGATCAACCTTATATTGTTCCTTTAAATCATTTAAATAACTTTTAGCTCTAAACAATTCTTCTTTTAACGCAACCTTTTTCTTTTTGATATCTCTATCATCATCAATATCTTCATCGTAAGAATACTCTTCTTCTAATAAATAAGTAATGTCTTCATCATCTAGATGAGGTTTTGTTTGCTTGTAATATTCTTTTAGAATAGTAGCGTCATTCTCTGAGTTCCAATCCCTATTTATTTTAAGATAATTGTCAACACCAAATTCCATTAACTTCTTAATGTCTTCTGGTAACTCAGCCTTTTCTTTTTGTGTAAGAACTTCGTCTAAAGAGTTATACTCTTTTTGATATCTTTCTTTTAAGTAGCTTAACACTCTAGCATCATCGATGTCTTGTGATTGAACATCTTCCACCTCTGTATCTTCTACTTCTGTGTCTTCTACTTGCGTATCTTCTACTTGTGAATCATCATCAACTGTTTCTACAGTTTCTAAATCAGTATCTACAACTTCTTCTTGGTTGCTAATAACTTGATTTTGCACTTCACCATCGTCATCTAAGACTTTAAAAGTAAATCCTTCCATTATATTAAATATTAAATTAAATTTTTTGCAAAGTTATGAATTTTTAAATAGTGTTGAATATATCATCAATATTACCAAAATCATCTTCTTCTTCAAAGTCTATAGCATCCTCATCTTTAGCTCTTTGTCTAATCATTTTTGATTGTTGAGTTGCTTGTAACTTTGTTCTTTTATCTTTTCTATCCTCTCTCTCTTGTTCTTTCTGATTCAACATAGACATTTCGCTTTGTTTAATCTCAGACTTCATTCCTTCTTGAAGCTTTATTAATTCAGCTTTCATTTCAAACTCCATTCTAAGCTTCTCCATTTCGTTTTGATGTTTCAATTGTTCTAATTGAATATCAGATTGAGACTCTGCTTGAACCAACTGCATTTTAGATTGAGAAGTAGCTTCTGCTAACTGAGCTTGTGCTTGTGCCTGAGATTCGTAATTTTTCTTTTGATTCTCTTGGTCTCTCTCCTCTTTCTTTTTCTTTCTTACTTTTAATAATTGAGAAGCTATCTTTACATTTTTAACGTTTCTAATATCAATAGCATCATCAATATCAATTTTACCAGCAGCTAGTGCAGCTTGTATGTTTTGATTAAGCATTTGAGTTTCTTCCTCATCTGGCATTAAATCAATATAAATACCAAAATTATATAAATGTAAATCTTTTATTTTCTCAATAACATCCATAGAACTTCCTCCAATCATATTTGCAAAGTCTTCCTTCATATCAGAATACTCTAATACATCAGACATTCTATAGCAAATACACTCAGCAAGTCTTCTTGTTGTAAAAATACCACTTTGAAGAATATGTCTTGTGGCTGTATTTGAATTTAAAGCTGCTAATTTCTGAGTACCAACCAAACTATTTTCGTCTGGCATACTTCCATCTCTAGCCTCATTTAATCCAGTTACCGCTCTAATCATACCTAAGTATTGATTGTACATTCCTATAAGAGACTGTATCTTAGCATTAGCTCCCGAAGCGGTTAATTCTTGCACTGGTATTTTACCATTATTAAATTCACCATCTTCAGTCATGCTTCTACCGATAACACTACCAGTTTGGAAATATAAGTTTAAAGCCTCTTCTGGCGTGTAAGTCATACCGTTACCTAGGTTGATAGAATTTAATCCATCTATATCTAAGTAAACACCATCAGGTTTCATACTAGAAATTACTTGTTGTAATTTTAAGTGTGTTAATTGTATTTGATCAGCAAAAGGAATCATTCTTTTAACTAAAGAATCAATAGATCCTCTATACATTCTTGGAGCTGATAATACGTAAGGAGCATATACTTTTGATATAGAAGATTTTGGTCTAACCATATTCTTCATAACCTCCCACTTAAGTATGTGGTTAGTACCCATTACCAATATACCTTCAAACCAAACATCTATTCTTTTAGATAATTTCTCAAATTGAGCTTCTCCAGTTTTAGGACCTTGGAATGAATCGTCTCTTTTAATTACTTTTTCACCACCATTACCGTTCTTTTTCTTTTTGTAAACGATATTCATATCTGTTTTAAAAGCAAAGAATAGCAACGTTGCGCTATTATTATTTAAGTTACCTCCAGTTGAATTTCCTCCTTGTATATTTTGGTATGAATCCCATTTTGAAGCTAGTTTTGATATCTCTTTAATATCTTCTTGACTTAAATTAGGATTTATTTTTTTTAATTCCGTTATATTTACATTCTTTACCTCTCCAAAATAATAGCAATCCTCAAACGTAGGATCTTCTGTTGGAGACCAAACCATATTTGCTGGATCACAGTATTCTATCTTAATACCATTGTGAGTATCGAATGAATGTTTAGCAGCTGATATACCTAAAACAGTTGCATCTTCATCTATTCTTCTTTTAATTAAATCATAGTTGTTTAGTTTTAAAACATTATCAATAGCTTTTTCTTCAACAACCTCAACTTCATCTTTATAGAACTCCATGTGAAGATCTAATTCTTGTTTGTCAGCTGGCATGTTTTCTTCTGGTATTGGATACATATCTACACCAAGTAAATCCTTAGCATCCTTTAATATCTCTTTACCAACCATAGCTTTTTCTAGCTCAAATTTGTAAGCTCCTTTTTTCATAGAAGACATACTATCTATAGCCTCAGCTTTAACTTCGTATTGTCTATTAGACATTCCATTAACAACAATATCTACAAACTTAGGTATAATTGGTACTGGAGTCCAGTCAACATTAAGATATGAAATATCACCATTGACACTCATTTCTTTTTTATACTTTTGAACAGATTGCTCTCCTCTAGCGTATAATCTTAATTTGTGAAAGTGATCTCTATTTGTATAAAATCTAGAACCATTTAAAGAAGTTTTTCTAAACCACTCCCCTTGTATTGCATGTCCTACACTTCTACCATATTCTTCGCTCAACTTTTTATTGTCGTCAGCTAATTGATCTGGAAAGTATACGTTAGGTAATGAAAAGTCTTGACTCATATTTATTTTAATAATTCGCTTTGTAATCCTTTATTGGAATATCTTGCAAAATTAAACAATATTTCTTTATTATTTCTAATTGGCTTAACTACATAAGTTTGATTAGCCATAATCGCAAAACCACTACTAATAGAAGCATCAAATTTTGTTCTGTTAGAAATATCATAATTAGCCCAATCAAGTAAAGTTCTATTGAAATACATATTACCAATTTTACCAGCTTCTCTAAACTGACCACTGTAATCGATTCCGACATATTGATCTATGTAAGCCTCAATCGCATTTGCGTGAAGCTCAATTACTTGCATAGACGAAGGTATACCTCCTAGCTCTTTCTCAGATTGACTCAAATCATTCTTGTGTTTATCTGGTCTTCTTAGACAGAACTTATCATATCCTCTATTATAAAAATACTTTAACTGACCAACCTTGTTGTTCTCAATTAATATAGGCATACTATAAAACACACAAGCCATCAAACAATCTTCATAAAACTCTTCAGCAGTTCTAGGTCTTGCTATATATTCTAAGAAAAAGAAATTACTCGGTGCGTCCTCCATATTAAACTTTGTAAGACCATGTAATGAACCTTTAGATCCACCACCACCTACAACTCCAGATATATCATAAGTATCGCAACCGAAAGCTCCTATGTGTGCATTAGCAGGATGTCTCCTACCATTCTTCATGTCTACAACATTCGTATTCTCTTTATTTGGAAACCAAGTTACTTTAAAGTTACCATCTCGATTTGGAGTCCATATAACCTCACTATCTTTAACACCGTTCTTCCAAGCAAATTTACCCGTGTTCACAATTTGGTTTATCTCTAATCCATCATTGTAGTCTATTTGCTCATATATCTTTGACAAATCAAACAATGAGTTTTTAGCCTCATCTCTAAATGCATGACTCTCTGTTCTTGGGAATTGTCTATAGAATTCGTTTAAAGCGTCAGAATTGTTTTTTAAGGCACTAACTTCGTTCTCCCAGTAGTCTATTACCCCTGTGTAAATAAAGCCTCCCTGAATGTCTCTAATAGGCTTCTCAGGCGTTCTAAATACTGGTTGACCATATATGTCAATGTATCCTTCAAAATTCCACTCCATTGGGATAAATAAAGCATAAAGTCCACTAAGTGTCTGTCCATTTGCATTTCTCTTTGTAACATCTGAATCGTTATATAAAGACTTGTAATTCCCACCACCTTTTGCTATAGAGTTCGAAGTAGAACCCATCATACATTTACCAATGATTCTTCTACCTAAACGTAAACATGTTTTAGTAACCCTCCAGTTATTTAAGATATTATTAGGAACCTCCCATTTACCACTCTCGTCATGAACTAGTCTTAATAATTTCTCCCCATCATAACTGTTGTCTGCGGTATTCTTCCAGTCAATAGTAGTATCTAATCCATCAACATCATCCTTTAAAGACGACATATTATTCTTTGTAATTTTAGAAGCTGGTACACGATAAGCTAATTCTGTCTTTGGTTTATCCATACCATCCATAATTGGTTTAAAAAAGAATGGATAGTTACCAGAGATTGGAACAACTTTATCAGTAAACATTTTCTTAGCATCCGAACCTGTCTTAGATAGAATACCAATACGACTATCTCTTGCTAGAGTAGCTGTGTTAACTAATTCCGCTGAAGACATAAATGAGAAACCAGAACGTCTATTCTTTAAATAGCACATTCCGTAACTTCTTTCGTCAGCAACACAAGCCTCCCAGAATAAAAAGAATACTCTGTTAGCCTCTCTAAATTCAGCGTGACCAACATCTATCTTTGTCCATTGTAGATACATGTAATGAGTACCAGTTACATAACAAGGAGTTCCATTATTCATAAACCAGAACCCTTCTTCTCGTCTATCAAACTCATTCTCAATGTAGTCTACATATTTATTTTTAAATTCATTTGGATATTCGTTCCATTGAAATACAGATGTTATTTTCTGTAGCTCTTTAGGATACTCAAAAGGTTCCCAATACTGTTCCTCTTTCTTTCTGTCTCTTTTATAAACACTCTTTGGTGTTGAAGGAAGTGCTATATGTAATCCTTGAATTTCATATACCTCTCCAATAGTACCGTCTTTAGATATAACAACAACATCGAACTCTGGATTATATCCATACTTCCATTCTTTTTTCTTGTTTAGTCTATCAATGTCTTTAGGTTGTATTTTGTTTACAATCCTAAAAATACTATTATCTTCCCTTACTTCGTTTTTCTGCAAAAGATTGGAATTTGATTTCATCTACTTCTTCTTTATCTGTACCCTCAAGTATTTTTTGCTCGCTCTCTATCTTTGATAATATATAGAATGCGTCATCTAAAGCTGTTTTTTTAGCCAACACAGCGTTCCTCATTTTATCAGCTGACACATCATCTATGTTATCGTCAGATATAATTTCATCAGCTAACACTTTAACTAACTCGATTACAGACTTATAAGCAGCGTCTATAATCATTTGCTTTAATTCTTGATGGTTATACAACATAATTATTTAATTCGATTACAACGTCTCTATCGTACATTCTGTACATTTTCAGATCATCTATCTCAAACTCATACTCGCTATTCTTGGTGAAAGCCACCATGTCCCCGCTGTTTAAGTTTAAGTTTTTAATTTGATTTTTGCTTGGATAAACTATTATACCAACATGCTTCTCTTCTTTGTCGACTATGTGAAGACTTTCATTCTGTATAGTAGCAATTGGTTTTACAAAACAATAGTTTAAATGTGAGTTCCATATACCGTTTCTTTTGTATAAATAAATCCTTTCTGGACTTAGTATATACAAGTCATCTCTAAAAAACTCTGGAGATTTAGTTTGCCTCCCCTTCATATCATGATAAGTTCTAAATACATTGTGATGTATTACAACTATGTCACCAGGTTCAACATCTCCATTATAATGATGAGGTGTTTCTATTACTACAGCTAATCTATTAACATACTTAGCAGATTCTAGAGATGTGTTTATTATAACATCTTTTCCACCTATGTTTTTAGTATTGTTGTAATTATCCCCAAGAGGAGATACTATAAAGTTATATGGAGATCTCATTAGAAATTGATATTAAATTCTAAAGCCATAGGAACATAATTGTTTATCTCTTTCCAACAAACAACTTCCTTGTCTTTTTCTATCCAGATTAATATACCAGTCTCTGATCTTTGTATTGTGTGTATTACGTAATTACCAAACACAGTTTGACCAACAACATAATGCATAGAGTTTTTGTAGTCATTCCCTATGCTGACTTTTCTTATTTCTTGCATTGTATTAAATTTTAAAAGCCATCGGTTAGGATGGCTTGTTTTCTATTCTTCTGTAACCTCTTTAACGGTATAGACTCCAGTAGTCAAATCTATATCAATATCTCCGTATTGATCTTTTAAATCTGACTTAAGTTTTTGGAAGTCTTTGTCAAGCTCTGCGATTTGAGCTAATAAAGAAGATTTTTGAAACTCATATTGAAGAGTCATTCCTCCAACCATATCTCTGCCTTTAGCAAATGATTCTTCGAAGTTACGTAACTTTCCTAATTGATGTTCTGTGATACGATTTTCAACCATATCTGAAATTTTTTTGTCTTTCATGTGTTTATTTAATTAAATTAGTATGCAAATATAGTTATTTTATTTAAAAAACTTTAAAAATGGAAATAGATACTTACTATATCTTTCTAATAACCATATTAATACTACAGGTAATAAAAACCAAAGATACATCCAATAGTTTGCTTTCTTGTCTACCTTCTTAACAAACACTTTTTTAGACTCTGCCCTTTTTACATTTAACTTTTTTACAGAAGAGACTTTAGCTATATCTTTGGTTTTATCTATCTTAACAGTCTTTTTCTTCTTTGACTTTATAATAGTATTAGTATAAGACTTACCATCAATAACCATAGGTTTTAAACTATCAATTGGTTTGTATTCTAATTCTTCTTCGGTTTCTACTGTAGCTACGTTTGCTTGTTTAACATAGGTACCGTCAACTTTAACAACGACAGAACTGTCGACTTTCGTTTCAATAGCTATTTTTGATACATCGACTTTTCTAGAAGCACAAGAAACTAATAGTAATAAACTAATAATTAATATAAGACGGTTTACCATTTTTTCTGATTGCTTTAAGTATTTGTTTTCTTTGCTTACCGTTTGACTCATAAGACACGTGAACCCAATCTGGATTTTTATCTGTGCCAAACTCCCATATCAATTGATCGAATACTAAATTATCTTTTATATAATTAAATATTTGAGCATTTGTAATGCTTGTCCCATCCATATCAATATCCATAGCTTCGCCTGAACAGTGTTGACTTGTTGCGGCGCCTTTTATAGCCTTATTAAGAGCCAAACTTCTGTAACCTGAGGATATACGTATCGGAGACTTAAAGTGCTCTCTAATGGGCTGAAATACGTTCTCAGATAGCTTTTTCATATTAGCCAAATGATCCTCAGTAGGAGTGTTAATAATACCCCTTCTCTTTGCTTCGTAACTAATGGTCATTTCAGCTAGTGATAGATTTTTAGATAATTGCATTAGCTTGTTAATTGATTTATATCGTCTTTAGTTTCTTTAGCTCTATTCAATGCTTTTTTTAACAATGCCCATATATCAATGCTAAATGTTTCCTCTATATTTTCTTTAACAGATACAAGTTCTACAAATATTAATACAATCGCACAAACCTTTGTAAACATAAAATCAAAACCGAATGCATGTTTAACAAACTCATTCAATACATACTTGTCCATAAGGAATAAGAACATTATACATATTTCATATAACGCCATTTTACTTATCACATTTGATAGTTTTCTACTTCTTATACTAGACCAACCATGTAGTTTAATACTTTTAAATACACCAGTAAATGTATCTAATATTATAGAAGCTCCAACTGCTACAAGTAAACCATATATAGGCATGAATAATAACAGTATTGATGTTGCGATGTAGTTAATATATTTCATTATCTTCCCTGACCTTTATATGTTTTTTTATAATTTTTAGAGTCTTTCAGCTTTGATGTCTTTGTTTTTGAATGAACACCAGGGCGACTTATTTTTTTCTTTTCTAACTTTACAGATTCGTTTTTTGTTTTTGCCATTTTATTTTTTTATTATTACTGGTAATTCTTCTTTACTTGTTGCGTTTATTGGATAATATAAAAAACCTCCTTCATTTAAAAATGGAAAATAAATAGAGTTTAATGTATCTATAATATCTATAGTTATTGGTTCGTACCATATATCCATTACAATAACATCATACATTTTAGTAGGTTGAAAAGTAAATATATCGTCATTGATAATATTAACTATAGAGTCAAGAGCTCCTAACTGTTGATTAATTTGTGTTATATTATTATTATTTTCAATAACATCTATAACTTCACAAAAATCTTGCACTACAAAAGGAATTAATCCTAAACCTAAACCTCCTATTAATATAGAATTAAATTCTTTATCTAAAAGTTCAGGTGTAAAATCAGTAATATATACAGATAAATCTTCTAATATCAATTTGTTTTCTTCACTGTATAAGTTAATATAGTTGTTACTTTCACTAACCTCAGCTTTGTAACCTCCAAATTCTATAGGTGTAATTGGTAATTTATTCAATACTCCAGAAATCTGGTTGTCAAACATTTTTTGAATTAATAAATCCTTATTTATCATTTTTAATATTTTTTTATACTACGTCTTGTATTCCTCTTATAAAATAAGGAAATTGTATTGCTTGAACAGTAAATGACAAAGATATTGTTCCATTATTTATTCCTGTACTAGCATATAATTCTCCACCTCCATACGAATTTTGGTCAACTCTAATATCTATTCTATCACTTGTTTTTAAAGACTCTGTTAGTGTTATATATATATTATCTCCGACAGCAGCAGCAAATGTTCCATTAGCTCCATTCGTACTAGATTGCACTACAGTAGATCCATTTTTAGTGATAGTAAGTAAACCACCTGTAGCAGTTATGTTTCTTACCACTTTCCATGTAATTGTTGTTCCAGATGAAGCACTATGATTATAACTATACCATTCAGACATAGAAGCTGGATTACTACCATTAGGTCTACTAGAACTAGCAGTATTTATAGTAGCATATCCACCATTCTCTGCTGTATCTAGTGATATTGTAGCAGTACTAGAACGTCCCAATTCAGTATTGATTTGAGACATACTAATAGTACCTGATGCTGGCATTGTCATATTATACCTCTGGTTCTACAACTGGTTCTACAACTGTTTTAGCTGGAGCCCAAGGAGCGTCAATACCAACATACTTAGGGGTAACAATAGCTTCTATTTGCTTAGCTATCCTTTCTTGCATGTGAGTTTTATCAGCCGTATCTTCTAACCAAGAAACAATATCTTCTGGTGTTAATTCTTCAAAAGGCTTGTATCCTTCGGCGTTTGGAGCAGGCATAGGAGTAGCCCCGTTAAAAGTTCCTTCATTACCATTTTCATCTACACCAACATAGTTGTATCTTACTCTAGTAATTACTTTTTCTAATCCATTTAATTGCGGAGCCATTTCTAGCTTCATTGTGTCGTCTGTTAAAAATGTGTAAGTGATCGCCATTATTTATTTGTTAATTTGTTTACTAATTTTTTTAATTCCTCTATTTGAGTTTGTTGTTCTTTTATTGCTTCTATAAATAATCCAGCTAAGTTTCCATAAGATACATTATACATACCATCATTATCTTGTCCAACTACTTCTGGAACTACTTCTAGTATTTCTTGCGCAATTACACCTAATTTAGTTTTCTTATCTTCAGAATCTGTTCTAGTATAATATACACCTCTTAAATTATTTACTTTCTCTAAAGCGTTATCTACAGTTACTATGTTTTCTTTAACTCTTCTATCTGAATAAGCAGTTACATCTCCAGCTACTGTCATGTTACCCGACATGTCTAGCTGCCATCTGTTACTTGAAGCTGACCACCCTCCTAAACGCATTACATTATCAGCATCTAATCCAAAGTTTACCGCATAATGTCCTCCTTTGTGAAAAGACATAAAAGCAGCATTATTACTGTCTGAGTATGCTTGTAGTTTTGCTGAATCAGTACTTCCTAGGTATCCACCATTATTAGTTCTAAAGTATGTTATTCCATTAAAGTTATTAGTACCCCCCTGAACCGTTAAAGTATTAAGAACACTATTTGAAGCGGCATCAACATAATATGCAGTATTATTATAGTCGTAGAATATAGCAGCTTGGTGTTCTCCTGTACTTATAATATGACCACTTGCTGTAGCTTGTGTTCCAGCCCCATTTCCAGGAGCATTACCTAAATAAACAGTTCCGTATAACCAACTTGTTACGTTTGGTGTTGTAATACCATTAGGAAACCAAGCACTGTTAGATGTACCCCATGGGTTTGAAGATGTATAAAAACCTCTTGCGTCAACAGAATTAACATAACTTGTTGAAGCTGGGTCTACGTAGTATCCAGTATTATTTTGATCGTAATACCTAGTTGCATATAAATCACCGCCACCGTTTGCATTAACATTGTATACCGCGGGATATTGCCAGCTATTATGTGTTCCAGCGTCTCCGTTTCTAGTTCTAAATGCTAATCCATATCCATTACCTCCGTAAGGAGCATTCAATTGTAAATCATATCCTCCTCCTGTACTGAATTTTGCAATTGGACCTGTATATGGAGCATTAACTGAGTAAGTAAATCCCGTGGCATTAGTATCCATTGTGTTAGCATCAAGAGTAAATCCTTGATAATACATTAAGTAGCTAGGCTTGCTTGTAACGCCAGACCATGGAACAGAATCTGAATAATCTGATCTGTATGCAGTGTTTACTAACACAGCAGTTGCGGCAGTTCTTCCTACTCCCCACCCGCCAAGATGAAAATAACCACCTGTGTTATTCTCTATCATACCGTCATCAGATGCTAGTGAAGAAAGAGTTAAAGCATTTAGCTTTGTTGTTGAAGCTGGATCTACATAGAATCCTGTGTTATTTGAGTCGTAGAATATAGGAGAACGCATATCTACATTTGCAGTTACAGCACCTCCACTCGATATATTTAATCTTTCTGCACTATTTGTGTATACGCTAAAATAACCACTACCAACACTATTCCATAAATATAATTGGTTTATACTACTGTCATAATACAGTTGTCCTCCAGTTGTAACTCCGTCGCTCTTTATTATGTTATAACCATTTCTTACTGATATAGCCGAGTTAGCTGTTGCTCCTCTAGAAACGACTGTAGCTAACGTATCAGTTTCTGACGCAGTTACAGTCCAACTTCTATTTGCTGATAAATCGTAAGATGTACCGTTAATAGTTATTGTTCTTGACGAAGGAACCGCATAAGATGAAATGTTACCAGAATGTAAGACAACATTACCCCCCAATTCAGCACTAGCACCTCCAATAAGTTTTAATCCCCCTTTTGCAGCGTAACCACCTCTCCATGTTAAAATAAAAGGAACTCTAGCAGCTGTATAAGAATCCGTCTCTAAAGGCGCTTCCCAACTGTTTATTGAAGTGCTTGAATATATAGATCCAATATTATATGTTCCGCTTCCTGCTCCGTAAAATGATATTGCCGAAGCACCTTGTAATACAACATTGCTTAACACACTTGTTGAGGCGGGATTTACGTAATATCCAGTATCGTTTGAATCATAGAAGATAGGCGCTCTGGCGCTATTTCCAGCGTTCAAATAATCAGTTACTTCAAACACCCCCCTTATATAACCGCCTCCATTTTGTCCTTGTTGAACTCTAAATGTAGTGGAAGCGTCAACGTTTGATGTTGCTTGATAAACATCCTCATCTATTACTCTAAATACGTGTCCAGAATCTCCAGCTCCATATATTGTTGTTCCGTCATTGTCAATAGCGATACCACCTGTATCCCCATCATTAACATCAATCCAAAAAGCATTTGGACCACCTGTGAATGGAAAACCAAGAGTAGGTGTTGTATTACCTCCCCATCTTAATTTTGCATTACCTATATTTAAACCTCCATCAAATGTTGAAAGTGTACTCGTACTAGCTCCTCTTCCTGTAACCGAAGCTAATGTATCAGTTTCCGTATAAGTTGAAATATACCCATTAGGGTTTGAAGCTGAATAGTAAGATGTATTATCATAAGTAATTGTAGTACCTGATGCTTTTACAAATCCAGTTCCATTAAGTTGGGCTTGTGGTGTATATCCTAACCAACCAGCTATAGTTTTATTTACCCATAACGTTCCATTAAATCCTAATAGATGTCCATTAATAGGTGTAGTAGTTTTTAGGTCTACATCGTGTATTTCATTAAGTTCAAATCCATTTTGTATCTTAACAAATATCTCTCCATTATTAGCATTAACTCTGGTAACAATACCAATGAATACCAAGTGGGATGGGGCGTATGGTTTATTAGCTAATCCGTAAATAAGATTTCCGTCAGTGCCCAACCAAATAGGATCACCAACTGTAGCAGCACTAGTATTTAAGCCAGATAGCAATCCTTCTGTAATTACATCAGCAAAAAGATTAACAGAAACAGTAGCATTAAGCAATCCCATTGTTTTAGATGATGTTGCTTCAGTAGCATTAGATGCTAACCCAACAATCATATTGGTTCCATCTGCACCTGTTACATAAACTGCTTGACCTTTATTTATCGCAACACCCGCTTTTACCTGATGCTGCACTTTAGAAGTTACTCCAGCAGCTATTCCTAAATCAGTAGCTAACTCAGCTCCTGTTCTATATTTTATAGTCCCGCCATCAGATACCAAAAACTTATCAGTATCTGTTGTGGCGTTAGCTATTTGTGAAGCACTTAAAGAGCCGTCGATTTCAACGGATGTTTTTATTTTTTGGCTCATATTGAGATTTTATTATTTATTATCCAACCTTGCTAATCAATACTCTTATTGAAGCTGTAGCTGGAGTAGTTGTGAATGAAATTGTAACTACACTATTACTAGTTCTAACAATATCAGAATAAACTGTTTCTGAAGTTGTAACGTCGTACAATTCAACTCTTACGTCTTTAGTTCCCAAGTTATGAGTAACTGGTATAGAAGTAGCACCTCCTATAAATGTAGCGTAGTGAGAATCCGATCCAACTGGTATAACACTATAGTTAGTACCGTCATTTGTAAATTCCCATCTATCACTTGTTTCATTCCATCTAATATATACATTAGCTAAATCACCTCTCTCTACTTCAACTCCTGCATTTTCAGTCGGTGTTCCAGTAGCATTACTATTTAAAGTTATGATGTTATCAGCTAATAAAATTGTCTCTGTATTAACAGTTGTAACAGATCCATTAACAGTTAAGTTACCACCAACAACCAAGTCGTTAGTAATGTTTACATCATCAGGTAATCCTATGTTTATTTGATCTCCACTCTCAGTAACTTGTATTTCACCAGTAGTACCAGAGATAGTAACTGTATCACTTCCTCCTTCATTATCTGCTAATACAATGGTAGCAGAGTTTACTCCTCCAGCACCTACAGATACACTGTATATTTTACCCTCCATAGTCTCAGTTGCTGATGTAATACCAACAATATGACCAAATGAGTCTAATGTTATATCTTGAATATATGTTCTTCCAGAGTTGTTTACAGATGGTGATGGATTTGTAGCTGGATGAGCTGTCAAATATCGACCTTCCAAACTAACATTTAAATCTGCTAGACCTCCAGATCTACCTAAAGTTAATGTACCAGTACCAGTTGAGAAGGTTACCTCATCAACATAATTATCTGTATCTTGAATGGCAATCCATTGAGTACCATTAAAGAAGTATAATTTTTTATCTCCAGCAGAAGAGTCAAAATATATCTGACCTTCGCTAGGTCCAGAAGGAGGTGTTCCAAGTGGATGTATTACAGCATTCTGTAACTGATTACCCGTTAAATCTAAATTACTTAAGTGTTTCATGTTTTCTTTATTATTAGTTTAGATATGCTTTTCCAGAGAAAGAAGCACTAAATCTTAATGTTAATGTATTTAATGATGTGTATTCTATATCTCCAACTACGATATTATTACCCGAATCAATTATCGATACAGAAGGGTATTTATTAAGACCGTGTGTTATACTCCAAGAGCTAGATGCTGAATTTTGAGTATATACAAAATGCTTATCTTTAGAAGAACTATCTGCTAACGAAGTTATTCCGTACACGTGTGTATCTTGTAAACTTCCATTACCTTCTACAAATTCTAATGTTAAATTGTAGAACTTTGGATCTAATGTGTCTTGCTGTATATTTTTTAAATTATATATAGCAAATTTGTTTGGGTCTGACGTGTCGCCAATCATTATGGTGTCATTCAAGAAAGATTCAAGAACGTCTACTATATACTTTAACCCACTATTCTTTTCACTAACCTTGATGTTAGTTAACGAAGAGAAAGTGGGTGCTTGAGCTGATGTAGTTAAAGATCCCACTGGTCTTTCTCCAATGAATGTTTGATGATATTTAAAGTTTATCTGATTGACAACTCCTAATATACCAGACTCATTATAGAAATCAGCTAACTTCTGTGGTGTAAAGTTTTTAGTTATCCCTCCACTAAAATCAGTACCAATCCATTTGTCGTTAGCCGTAACAAGAGAATCTATTTCATAAGTGCTTATTCTAGCCATTTATTTTCTTTTAATGGATTTTACCCTACTACCCATACCAACAATGCTTTTCTCAGCTTTCTTTTTAGCTAGTGCTGAAGAAGACATCTCTGATTTTGTAACAGGAGTTTTAGAAGAAACTCTTTTAGTAGGTCTGCAATACTCGTTTTTACCACCAGCACCGCAAGACTTACCAGTCTTAGTATCTACCCAATTTTCATTCTCCCATCTCTTAAGACTAGTTCCCTTCTCTGTTTTCTTAACAGTTCCACTAGCTTTTCTACATTTGGCAATTGCCTGAGAAGCTCTTGCCGATGGGAAAACATCATACTGAGCTTTTACTTTTTTGTAGCAACTGTCTTTCATATATTTACTTTTTTAAAGCTCCACCACGAGCTCTATTTGTTTTTGCTTTCTCTAGTTTAGTAACCTTTCCATTAACATGACTAGCATCCATTCCATCTCCATTACCATAAGTTCCTTTCATTCTATTGAACTTATTAGCCTCCATTCTTTTCTTAATAGCTTCAGGTTTAGCTGCTGCTTCTTTAGAAGTTTTCTGATGCTTTTTTCTAGCCTCTGGATTTTCTCTATAATATTTAGCAGTTCTACCTAGTCCCATTAGTTACCTACTTTTTTAGCTATAACTTTAGCATCTTCATTTTTAAAAGAATGATTCTGACCTTCCCATCTTCCCATCTTTTGGAATTCAGTTTCTTGGTACATCTTTTTAGTCTGACCTTTTAATTTATTTCTAACACCTAAATTAAATCCAGCTCTATATTCTAGACTATCTTGTCTTTTGGCAGGTGTGTCAGTGTATTCTCCTTCAGAGTTATTTCTAGCAGCATTAGCTTGACCAAACATTGTAAACTTTGGTTTTACTATTACTTTTGTATTCTTTTTTTTAGGCTGTAACATGTCTTATTTCTTTTTAGATTTAGCAGCTATCATTTTAAGAAAAGCTTCTTGTTTTTTACTAGGTGCTTTTTTAGCATCTCCTTTAACCATAGCCTTTTTAGGCATTTCTTTTTTAGTCATTTCTTTTTTCATGTCTTTGTATTTTTTTTAAAAAAAATTATTATCCGCACCCACACCCAGAACTTCTAGGTCGTCCACCGCTTCTTTGTTTTTCAGATCCACCACCATTAAAAGAATCTCTTTTATCTATACGTTGATTTTCTCTATGTAATTGTCTTTCTCCTTGTCTATATGATCTTTTTTCATCTCTATATTGTTTGCTATATATTTGATTAAGATTTTTACCAGGATTTTTTTTCAACAAATCTTCTTCCTTTTCTTTTAGTATAGCATTTGCAGTTTGTCGCTTAGCTTCAATCATCATTTTATTAATAATTCTAGTGTCAGTTTTTGCTCTTTTAGAAACATCTACTCCTGCTTTAGGTTCCATTCCAACAGCTTTAGCTGGTTTAGGAATGACAACTTCTGAAAACTTTCTAACTCCAGAAGTTTTTTCAATA